GTTGAACTACCTACAGTTCTAGCTGTAGTGCTTGTACTTGATCCATCAAATGCAACTCCACCAGCGTCAGATATAGATATAACTACACCAGCACTAGGCTGTGTGTTTGGAAATGCTGCATCTGTAGCAATAACTTCTAATCCACCAATAGGTGCTATCTGTGCAGCTACAAAATCTACAACAGCAGCAGAAGTAGGAAATTTTGTATTGCTATTAGTAATAGATGTTTCTTTTGCCATGCCATCTAACTGGTTTAGATCGGCAATATCAGCAGTAAGAGCAGTGCTGTCAGCTAACTTAGATGCTGTACCAGATTGCATACCAGCTAGTGTTGTTAGTTCTGCATCTGCTATTTGCGAAGTTGTAACTGAGTTACTTGCAAGATGTGAAGAATTTAAAGGAGATCCAGCTATAAGGCTTTTTATTTCTGTTACTGTTTGATCTGCCGTAGCGTTAGCCTCAATATTATTTAGCTTGGTATGATCTGCGTCAGTAAAAACATTTGAATCACTAGCAGCTTCTACAGCAGCCCTGATCTCTGCATTTGTTTGATCTGCTGTTGCGTTAGCCTCTATGTTATTTAATTTTGTATGGTCTGCATCGGTAAATACATTACTGTCACTAGCAGCTTCTACTGCTGCTCTTATTTCTGCATTAGTCTGATCTGCGGTTGCTCCACTCTCTATTCCTGCTAGTTTTGTAAAGTTAGCAGCAGACATAGATCCAGCATTAGAACCGCTTGACGCTTGCAGTTTTGAACCAGCTATAGCAGCTGACGCATTAATATCAGCATCGACAATAGTTCCGTTCAGTATTTGTGTTGATGTAATACTGCCACTTCTTTCTAAATATGCTTTTGTTACTGCATCCTGGGCGTTTACTGGATCTGAAACATTAGAAAGTCTTTGACTGTTTAGTGTTGGAACACCTGTACTTGTATCTATAGATATACCTTGCTTAATTGCATCATCTAGCTCCTGGGCTATAAACAAACTTTGCTTTTCTGCTGTATCTAGATCAGCAGCTGTAAGTGTTGAACCATCTTCAAAATCAACTAATGGCGTAGATAGTGACGATACTCTTCTTATTTCTACCCTGGTATTATCTGCGGATAATCCTGTATTAAGGCTTATCTTTTTTGGTGTCGTATTGGTTATTACTTGAAATTCATTGCTTCCTGTACCCTGTGCTTTTTCTACAAAATTAACAAATACTTTTATATGTTCTTCTTTGATGTAGTCAAAGGTAAAAGTAAATTCCTGATCTCCAGCTGAGTTGCTAGTTATTATGCGTTGTGCGAAAGCCATTAGTTAAGTTGAGCTAGGAACTGGTTAGAATCATTGCGACTTTGTTTGTCGTTCATACTATTTAGTCTATCTCTTGTATATTGTTTATCAATGATCTTTTGATCTCTTTCTTGTATAAGGCTGTTTATGTCTGGCCTTTCTTCTAAGAATTTATCTTTTGCTTTTTCTTTAAACTCAGCAACGACATTTTTAATCATTGTCATTCTAGGGTTTTCGACATCGCTGCTAACATCATACGGCAGAGAGGCATAAACTGGATCTATTGTGACTAATGCTGTAAGTTCTTCCCATAAAGTATTACCAGCTTCGTTTTTGATTTCTTTTGTACCTATAGTTATCAGTCTATTTAATTCTTCCCTGTTAAGAACTTTGCCTGGCAAATTAAAAATATTATCATTCCAGGGTTTGTAGTTAGATCCTTTACCATACAACTTACTTAGCTCTACATCGACAGGATGTGTAGATTTTGTACGACTAGGAAATGCAGAAGTAGGTGTAAGCATCTTATAGAAAAACTTTAGCCAAGGCATATCTTCTGGTATTGCACCTGTACCAGCGTAATCTCTGTCGTCTATAGGATCTCCTGAGTAGTTATGTAATACAGGTGGCAGCCCTTCTCTTCCTCCAGGAATTTGTAATTGTATTCTTTGACCTGTGTTTGATAAAACATTAAATGGAAAAGGTAGTTCACTAGCTACAATATCTCTTCTTGCTTCTCCTATATTAATTTTTCTAATAGCAGCTGGTACTAGCAATGATGATAGTTTTCTTTCTATGTATCTACTAAATGCACCAGTTTTACCTTTCTTCATTCTTCTTGCAGCATCTTCATCAAATCCAGCTACAACGTCAAACAGTTCAGTAATACTAGATAGTATTTGCTTGCTAAATTGACCCATGCCTAATGCTCTTGCAACGTGTGCAATCTTCATTGCAACTATAGAGCTTTCTACTTCTTTTTCTTCTTCTGTAAGGCTATTACCAACTTCTGCATATTCTCCTATTGCACCAAAAATATTGCTCAACGTATCAAAGGTTTGTAGTGAGTACCAGGGTGTCCATTCCTCGCTGTCACTAAATGGATTTTTAAATCTTATACTCATAGGCTCTCTACCTCTTTCTACACTTTCTGGTCCTACTTCTCTGTTTCTATAGTTAGTAGACCTAAAGCCAGTAAACTCTACATGACCTGTAGAAATTAACGCTATACCAGCAGCTAAAGTTGTAGTTCCTAGTGCCATTTCTCCTATAGCTCTATCTCTTGTAAATAAATCTTCTGAAGTTATATCCCTCCAAAATGTATCTATAAATGGTGCAGTAATAGGAAATGCTCTTGCACTTGCTTTAATAATATTTATTGGTCCTCTAGGTAGTGGATATATAAGGCCAAATGCAGGGAAATTTTCTACTACATTTCCTAATACTTTTGGTACAAATCCTACAGCTTGTGAAACTTTTGCCATGCCACCAGCTACACCGCCCTGGTTAAATATATTGCTACCTTCATTTATGTATTTATTTGCAAAGTTATGTACATCTAATGGATCTGTAATACCGCTTTCTCTAGCTTTTCTTACACCATAGTCGTATGTTCTTGGTGCTGGTACAACATCTAGTGAATCAGTAAAGTTAACCCAATCCATAATATATCTTGCATTTTGACCAGTAAGCGCAGCATTTTCTATTTTCTTACCATTAGCAAGTGTTACATCTACCATCTCCGCTTTAACTAACTCAACAGCCCTATCACTTGCATAGTTAAATGCTTCATTAGATCCAGGGCGCATACCTAATACTGTCTCTGCATGATATAACTCCTGGTCTAAAAATCTGACATATTCCATACTTGGTCCAACTAATGAACTCATAAATGTATCTACACCACCAGCTAAACGACCTGTAGCTTTAGGTACAGCACTTAAAACTCTTAATGCAGCATTAGCAAAAAAGTTTTTATTGTTTGGATCTGCGTGCCATATATCACTTTTCTTGCTTACCTGTACTTCATCGCTTCCCAGACTAAGTTGGTCAGTAGGATTAAATCTGCTATTAGTTCTTAGCTGCATCTGATCTACACCTAAGTTACCGAAGGTTTCGTTTTCCATTAATGTTGCGCCCATCAGACGTAGAGCATTACCTAAGTTTTGGTAATACTGTCCATATATCATTGCTCCTAATCTTGCTCTTCTAAAACTCTTATATGCCTCTGCTTTGTTTCCTGTTATAGATTGACCTACGCCTCTAGTAAAGCCTCCCATAGTCTGTATTACAGGCAATGTAGCTGCTCTGTATAAACCACCTATCATCATTTTCCAGGTAGTTTCCCCTGATAATAATATTGCTCCTCGATAGAAGTTAAGTAATCTTCTTTGATTCAGTCCACCCTTAGGAGTTTGTTCTATTAAGTCAGATATGTGCTTGTTAAATCCTCTATTTTTTTGCGAATAGTTAGAAATAGCTACCATAACATCTCCAAGTTCTATTGCTTCCTGTGTTAGTTCTCCGCTTTCTATAGCATCTAGCAACTTAGGATCTAACTTATCGTTTAACAAATCCTCTGATTTTGCAATAGCTTGTTCTAATAAAGTTCTTTTTGGTGCTTCTGGAGTTGCGCTAGGAGGTACGCTTGCATCAGATCCTACTATTCTATTAGCAGAATTATTGTCAAAAATAGCTATTTCGTCAGCTGGTGCATTAGGGCGACCTGTATCTCTAGGTTCGTATCTTATTCCTGCATAGCCTCTATCTGCTAAATATGCTTTTATACCTTCTATCTGTGCAGGGTTTAACTCTAGTCCGCTCTTAGTTTTCTTTACCTTGCCTAATCCTAAGTCAGTTACTAAATCAGTTAACCTTTTATTCATTGCAGATAGGTCTAATATTTTTATGTCGTTAATTAAATCGCCATATATTTCTGCGTTATCGTACCCATCCATTACTTTTATACTGTTTTCGTCAGTAGTAAAGTAAACAGCTTGACCCATAGCACCTGTCTCTTGGGTAACGTCAAAGCCATCTTGTAATACTTTTGCACCAGCTTCGTTAGATGTACCTTTTCTAAGAGTTACTTCGCTAGGTAAGTCAGATAAATCTACGTCATCTGCTCTAAACATTAACTTACCCATGCTTAATCTCTGACCTGTTTTTCTCATTACACTCATGTATGCAACATCTAGTTTTAATTGCTCTCCTAACATTGCTTTTAGCCTTTGCAGTTCAACACCTTTCTCCGACTCAGGTGCAGATAAATATGCCTGGCTTTGTATCCCTGTTTTGTTTCTTACAATGTCTGTTTGCAGTTGCAATGTAGCTATAGCAATTAAATCATCTGCTGATCTTGGATCTCCCTTTAATGCTCTTTCTACGCTTGATATTATTGCATCTGAATCTCCACCATCCATTCTTAACTTATCTACAGCCTGGTTAAACAACATTGCTCTATCAAGATTTGCTATGCCTGTAGCTTCTGCTCTGTCAAATGTAAGATTATATATTAAATCGTTAAATGCTTTGTAAGACGCAGCTAATTGTTCGCTAGGTGTCTCTACATATTGTGTTTTACCGCTGCGACTAATTAATCTTCTAGGTTCATCTGCTGCCTGGTTCTTAAGAGCTTCTTCTATACTCATGTCTCCATTATTTATTGCTTCTATATTTTTCTTTATTTCGTTAGCAAGTTTATCTGGATCTGGAGGATCAATAGCAAGTTGTGTGGCTGGTGCAATAAGGTCATTTGCTACAGCTTGTTCTGCTGTCTCTCCACGCATTGATCTCTCGAATACGTCATCCCAAGTTTGATAGCCTCTGCCTTTTAAGAAATTACCTGTACGTTCAATAATTTGCGCAATTTTCTTAAATGGTTCTGCCCAGGTTGCCTTTGGATAGTCAGTATTACGCATATACCAATCACTAAATGCTATAGCCTCTATCTCCTGTCTACCTAATGTGCCATCGAGGATGCTGTCTCTAAACTCTGGCATAGTCTTAGCAGCTAATTCTCTTATCTCTTTTTCTCCTGCTATAAGAGCTTTTTGATCTGCCTTACTTAATAATCGTTTTTGTATTCTATGGAATGATTCGTGGAAAGCAGTTCTTAGTAGCTTACCGAAACCTCTATATCCACCTTTACTAAACATAGAAATCATTATTAAATCATCTGCTGGATTTGTGCCAGCAATAAATTCTCCAGCTGCACTATATGTATCGCCTTCTGTTAGTCCATAGTCAGCTGCCTGTTTAGCAGTAAGCGTACCTTCTAGCTCTGCTACAAACTGTACGTTTACATCCTTGCCAGCCATTCTTTGTATCTCTTCTAATAACTCAAACTTCTCTCTATAGTTCAGCATATTCATGCCTGTATAGTCGTTACCTAGTGTTCCGTAAGACCTCTTATGTATTGGATTTATTCCGTTAAGTGGATCTAAACTTAGCTGTCCTGACTTGTAACCTAATGACTTGTAACCAGCTTGAGCTACATACTCTATGCCTTCTCTGTAGTTAGCCTTAAAATCATCGTACAAACTATCAGCTATACGAATAATATCCTGCTCTGTAAAGCCATTATCATCCATTAAAAACTTTATGTAGTCTTGATTATTTCTACTACCACCTGTCATTTCTACGATTGTTCTTCTATTAGGTCGTTTAGTGACTATATAAACAGCTTTATCAATGTCATTATCAAAAGATACACGCATCTGACGATACCTAGACTTAGCTCCTTTCAGTCTTTTAGGTAGTTCTGGCTCTCTAACAATATTTGATGTGCCTGTAGCTACTGTCTCTGTTGTTTGTTTTACAAAAGTTGTATCAGGTGTTTTGTTAATTTCTGTAGGATTATTATTTATACCGCCTCTTTTTGTCTGCTCTTCAACAATAGTTTTGTATTCTAAGTCAAATTCTAATCTTTGAACATTATCATTAGCTTTCATGTATGCGTTATATTTTTCTTCTAGTTTTGCTAATTCAATATCAAATAATCTTTCTGCTTCTTCTTCTCCGTTTTTACCTAAGTTTTCTAAAAATTCATCTGTTGTAATTTTTTGATGGAAAATGTGATGATCTTTTGTTAGCTGTCTAGCCAACGCTCTTGGATCTTTGCCACTATATTTTTCTATATTTTTTAATTGTCTTTCAGATAAAGGATAACCTTGTTTCTCTAGCTCTAATTTTCTAGTCTGTAAATATTCGTTTGACCCTTGAAAAATTTTAAATACATCTGTTCTATATCCGTATCCGCCTCCTGGTGCATCTGCTATAGGCATTAACTGTTCTTCTACGAATCGTTCTATTTTTTCTTTACCACTTAAAATATCTTGTTTTTTATTAGTAGTTAAAGTTGCTTCTTCTTTCAATACTGTTTTTATTTTTTGTATGTTTGCTTGTACGACAGTAGCAGCTTTCTTATTTCCTTTGACTTGTTTTATCAAGTCATTAACTAGATCACTTAATTTGCCTTCTGTTCCAACAAGTCTGTTAAATACAATTTCGCCCTGGAGTGATTCATCTCTTGCAGCTTTACTTGCATCAACATCAATAACATTTCCTGCATCTGTCAATGTTCCTGCTTTCTTTGTGTTTGCAGCAACTCCTAATGCGTTTATTTCTGACCTTAACTGCTGCCTAATTGCAATGCGTACATTAAGTTGTTTTTCAAAGTTAGATGTAATAAGTGTGTCATAGCCAAGAAGAGGTAAAGCGTTAGGATCTTTGACTTCAAATACACTTGACTGTCTTGCTATTAATCCAGCTTCTGCTGTCTTAGCTGCACTCCAACCCTTTTTCTTTGCAGCTTTTGCCAGGTCAAACATTACCTGGTCTGGTGCATTGCTACTTCCTATTGCTACACCCATATCTTCTGTAAGTTTTCCTGTAGCAACCTGGTCAAATAATCCTGATGGTAGCTTCGACAAAGGTATGGCTTTTTTCATAACTACACCGCTAGGGCTAATACCTTGCTGCACCATTTCCTCTGCGCCCATCTTTGTCTCTCTAATTATTTTTGCTGCATCGACACCTGTACCATTACCTTCTGCAATATTCTGCATAGCACCTTTTACCCTTGCAGTTGCTGCATCTGGAGCGTCAAGATACCTTACATTTACAGTTCCTATTTGATGTCTTTTTGCTGCTGCTAACCTGTTATGTCCATTGACGACATAAGTTTTGCCGTCAGCTGGATCTTTCCATACGCTTACAACGCCAGCTAAATCAGTATTATATTTCGTTATTGCGCCTAAAGATCCACTCTGTCCAGTTTTTGTCTGTCCTGCTTGTTTAAATTGAAACCTTTGTGGATTAACAGCTATTTCATCTACTGCAATAGTTGCAAGTTCTGAGCTAGGTACAGGCTGCAAGTCTAAACTCTTAGTTTCATCTATACCGCCTGTCGATTCAGCTATAAACTTTTGCCTAGATGCTTTTACTTCTAAATCTTTTCTAGCTTGATCTAATTCATTTAATGCGTTATTAAATTCTATTTCACTTTGGTCTATGCCATCTGTATTCAGCTGCTGTCCGCTTGTACCTGGAAAATCTTTTGCTTTCTGTATTTTATCTTGCTCCTGGATAATCTCTACAGCTTGTTCTGTTGCTGACTTTTTCTCTCTACCTGTAAGTTTTACAATTCCTACTTCTGCTGTCTCTTGATCTGTAAGTTCTTTTAGAGGGTTTTTTATACCTCTAGCTTTGTTTGCTTTCTTAGCAACTTTTGCGCCTTTAGTGTAATAATTCGCAATAGCGTCAAGCATTATTAAGGTTTCTCTTTTACCACCTCCTAGCTGTTCTAATGAACCTCCCAACAATGGACCAGCTATAAGTGTGCCTACTACACCATTTTTTAATCTCGCTTCTGCTAACGTATCATCTTCTGTAACTGCAAATTCATTTAATAAATTTTTTAATTTTCCATCAGGTACACCACTAGCAAGCAAGTTAACCATGTTGCCATCCCAGGGATCTTCTATAGCAAAGTCATTTATTGCACCAGGTAGCCAACCTTCTTGCGCACCTCGTATAAATCTACCTTGTATTCTATCTCCAAAACCTTTTATTCCAGGTGCTTTGCTTGCAAGTTTAGTTTTCATTCTTGTTTTGAATAAAGGCACTTGCGGTACTTTTACGCCTTTAGCTTTTAATCCTTTAGCAACTAATGCAAACTGGCCTATCGAAGCAAGCAACCCACCAATCATGTGTTCTGCATTGTTCTGTGCAACATTGTCAAATGGTTTACCTAAAAAAGGTATGTCTGCATCTGGGCTATCAAAGGAAGTAGGTTGCATATTAAATGCTTTACCTATTACTCCTGGTTGATCCGAAGGGAATAATTCTTCTCTTCTTTCGTTAAATATTTTATTAAATTCTCTAGGAGATAAATCTGTACCATATTCATTCCGTATATCATCTATAGTTCTTGAGCTTTTAAAAGTTTCTGTTGGGCTTGTTGGATCGTATGTAGCTATTTCATCGTAAACAGAATCATATAAATTTTGTACAAAATCTCTACCAGCTTGTCCAAATGTTCTGCCAATAGATGCACCTAAATCAAAATCTCCACTCTCCTGGAAACCTTCTCTTGGTTCTTTAGATATTGTTCCTTCTGGAGCAACGTAGCGAGTTTTCTTTTCTCCATTCTCGTCTGTATATTCTTCAAAAGGCATGATTAATTAGATAGTGAATTAAGAGCTTCTTGGGCAGCTGGCAAGTACTTTTTGTAAGCACCTGTCTTGTAAACTGTCCATGCACCGAAACCTTGCATATCATAGATATACTTGGCTGCCTGACCATTAACTATTGGATCGAACAGCTGCTCATTTGAGTCTAACGCAAGTTGGCCTCTGCGCTCCTCTCCCATCATAAATCCAGGTCGATCTAACATATTTATCTGCCATAATCCGTAGCTGTTATCATCTCCTTCTGTGTTATGTGCGTGTGGTCTACCACTAGATTCTGCCATTCCTATAGCTGCCATAATTACCGCTTCATCCTCTGTGAAATCAGAAGTAAGTGCAATCTTTAACATACTAGGAATTGTTTGTGTACCTTCGGGAGGGATGTAGTTATAAGGATTATTGTTAACTTCTCCTGCCATGACAGATCCACCAAGCAATAGTTCGACAGGGAGCATTGCAATTTTTTGTATAAAGCTAGGAGGCTTTGGTGTGTTGGTATTTATCTTTGAGTATTTTTTATTAAATCCATCAATGTCATTTATCATTGTTTCCGATAAGGGAATGTCATATTTAAATAATTGATTATTAAAAAATTGATATGGAGTTACACCATTGTATTTTTTTAATGCTCTCAACATTTTCTTAACGTCTTTGTCGATGCCATCTATTCCATTTGTATTCCAATCATCCAATAATTTTTCTAAATCTTCTTTAGGTAACATAGGTATTTCGCTTTTATACATAGTCACTAACTGTGTAGCTTCTTTATTGTCAATCTTTCCTTTTTGTTCTACACCAATAAATCTATTTTTAAAGTCATCTATTGAGTCAAATGCCTTTGGTATTTCTCCATCTAAATTTTTACTTTGATACTTACTGACTAAACCAAAATCAGTTTCCTGGAAGAATTTAGTAAGTTCTGTATTGATAACTTGTGTGCTTTTATTATTCTTTAATCCTTCTTCTATTATTTTATTTGCACCATCCGTCATTTTTTGCTCTGCATTACTAAGTTCTAGCTGTTCTTCTAAAATAAATTCTGATCCTCCAGGAGAGTCAGAAGAATAAAAATAACCTTTACCTTTAGAACTAGCAAACTTATCTAGGTTTGTTTTAATAATATCTGCTGCAAATTCTTGGTTTGGTTTTGCTACTTCACTAACAATAGTATTAGTTCTGTTGATTAAGTTCATACCAACATTTACATCTATTGCACCTGATTCCATGAGTTTGTTGACCTTATCTCTAAATGCAACTGCTTTCTGTGGATTGAGAAATACTTGTGTATATTCTTTACCTAGTTGTGTCGATAGTAATTTTCTTTCTGGTCCAAACAGTAAACCATCACTTGTCACTATCTTTTTGTTTGCATAAGTCAATACTTCTTCTTGAAATCTAATAGGTACGCCAGATATTATTTCATTCTTTTTTTCTTCAAATGTTTGTTTTATTTTAGTAAGTTCTGTTTGTACCTTGTCAGAAGCAAATCCACCATCTACTTTCTCTGCCATTTCATCTATCTTTTTTAACTCAGGCAATATTTCTTCTGTAAACATTTTATCTATAGCATTGTTACCTATTTGTACATTTGTCGTTTTTTGCTGATTCCTAGCGTTAGCGAGTTCTGTATTGTATTTGTATTTTGTATTAGCTTCCCAACCAGGCTCGAAACTTTTATGCCAAAGTAATTTTGGGTTAATTATTTCCTGTCCAAAGGTAGGAGAGTTTTTGTCGTTATCTGTTATTAGTCTATCCTCTTTCTTTCCTGTCATTATTTTTAACCAGGGTTCAAATGCTTCATCTGCCTCCAGGAATACACCTGTCTCTTGCCCTCTAACAAACAATGCTTGTTTCCATTGTGTTATTAATTTTTCTATAAATTTATCTCTTTCCTCTTTTGTTCTGTATATCTGCACAAATCGAGAATCATCTAATATTCCGTTAATACCTTTTACTACATCATCTATATTGTTCTTATCAAGATGTATTGCTGCATAAGCATCTACTTGCACTAACGATTCCTTTTCATATACATCTTTGTTGTATTGAATAACCGCTTTTTCCTGCCTGTTTGTATCATTTGCGTAGGCAGATAAAACAGTAGGAGATACTTCTTTACCTTCTTTATCTGTAAGAGGTATCACTCCACCGCTTCCATCTCCATACACCGCATCTTGCCTCCATTCAAGATAAACAGGGTCGTCAGGTCTTAATGAGCTTAATGGTACTTCGATGCCGTTTTTTATTACCATTGCACCACCAGCTTTACTAGATAAAGTTGCAGCGTTTGCTTGTATATTTACTATTCTGTTTTGCGACTGTAAGTGCGGTACTAATATGTTATTTCTTGAATCTATGTAATTAAGATTTTTTTCTGCTGCTTTCTTTTCATCAATAGTTGCATTAGTATCTTCTACTATTTTTTGTAAATCTGCCCTAGTGTCTTGCAATATTTCTACAGCAGATTTTTTGCTGCCAAAGTTTTGTAGTGCAAGGCTTTTGCTATAATCTTTTGCCTTTGTCTCTATCTTCTTTTGTCTTTTAGCGTATAAAGTACCAAAGTTTTGCAGCTGAGTACTGAACTGACCTAGTGAATTAGCTAAGTTTTGCAAGTCCTTGCTGTTATCAGTCATCACACTCATGTCAGCAAATCTTCCAAGCTGCACTTGAGGTGCGTTCATCCTCTCTACTTGCTGGTAGGTATCGACAATAGGAGCAGATACTTTTAGTCCTGGAGGTGTAAGACCTTTAGTAGCAATGGTTGCGTCAACACCATATTGACTTAGTAATCTTCTTGATGTTTTACGGCTGCTATCGCCTGATGATTTGCCTAGAGAAATTGCCATTAGCTAGTAGCGATTGAATAGTTAACGCCAGCATTTACACCACTCATAATGCCAGCACCTATAGAGAATGGGCTTAGACTTACATTAGGTCTAGGTACAGGTTTCATAGGATCAAGAATAGTTTTCTTAAGATATGGAGATATGCTTGCAATTCTGCTTGCACGCTCTGCAATAAATCCTCTCTTCTCTGACTGTACTCCACCTGTAGCAAAAGCCAAGTTTGTATCTGAATAATAATCGTATTTACCTAACTCTCTGTTTACATCTGCAAGTAAATTAGCAACATTAGCTCCTGCTCTACCTGTCGCTAGTATCGAACCTTTTTGCCTCTTAGCTTCTAGCTGCGCCTCTCTTGTTTCTTGTGCTGATTTTTGTTGCAACTGTCTTATCTTCTGGTTTGCATCATTCATCTTATTTGCTTCTGCTATCAATGCTAACTCTTGATTTTGAAACATCTGCTCGTTTCTTAATGTTTCCTGGTTTGCTTCATACTGTCTCTGGTTAGATGCAGAGAGCATATTATATTCATACTGAAACTGGTCACTCAAGTTAGCTGCATCTATCGCTGCATTTTGGGCAGCGTTGGCAGCAATAGCCTGACCTACGCTCATAATCCCTGTAACAATACCGACAGCAACTGGATTACACATAATTAAATCTTCACAAATTCATAGAATGGTAGGCCTTCATAACCAAAAACTTCGTGTTTTTTTATGATAGTGAACCCCATATATGACAACCATCTTAGATGAACTGTGTTTCGTGCATCAATATAGTTGTACAAAACAGGGTAAAGTTTTTGTAATTTTTTTAATTCTATCCTAGATTGCCTTAAAAACTCGTATTTGTCTCTAGTATCTTTAAGCATATTTTCGCAGCCAAGCAACCATATAGAAGCAGAAGTGTCAGATGTCTTGCTTAGTCCCCACATTGCTATGGGATAACCATGTCTACTAATCGTAGTCATACAAGGCTTACTTGTAAAATATCCTTCAAATAATGATTGTATTGGACTGCTTCCTGCATTAGCAAAACACTCCTCTCGATCTTCTTTTCTCATGCGTGCAGCAATGTAAGCCACATCATCTATAGTCGCTGGCCGACTAAATAACTTTATAGCCTTCTCGCTCGTTCTTGATACCATCCTTCCCATTCTGCTGACTGTACCCTACAGGGTAACGGAGAATCACTAAAGAGTACAATCTTTGTTTCTATATTTTGCGCCATAACAGGAACTCTAAACCTACCTGTAGCTAGTGAAGGTGTACCTATCGGGAACTGACCACTACCTATTTTGTATCCGTTAAAAGGATAAGTTAATTCATCTCTCTGCCCTGGTGTAATCTTCATAGAGAAGTTAGATGTTTCATCAAACACAATACTCCAGGTTCGTAGCTGTAGTCTTGGGTTAGCCAGTACAGCTAAACCTCCTCCAGGAGGTGTTTCTTTTAGATATGGTGTAGAAAATTCATAGGTCATATTATATATTTCTCCTACAAAAAACTTTGCACTACTTAAATCTCCAGGTACAGTCATAGTTCCGTTACCACTAGCTCCACCTGTAAGAGTTTCAGCTGTAGCTTTTATAACTTGTCCATGTGCAATGGTATTGTTTGAAGCAAACCTACCTACTACGGCCATTGTTCCTGTGCCTGACATAGGATATGGCAATGTAATTACAGTCTGCACTCCTAATGCGCCTGAGTTTATGAGAGATGTGGAGCAAGCAGCTTCTGTAGTTTTTCTATCTAACAATATCTCAAACTCTGTACCACTATCTACAGTCTCAGGTCTTAGCTGTGTCTTTTCTAGATAAACTCCATCTGAATATTCGACACAAGTATATAAATCACTATCTAAAACATTGCCACCTAATAATGTTTTGTTAGCAGCAACCTCCCAATATGACCAGGATGACTGTAGCTTCTGGTCATCATCAAAGAAAAACTTATAGATATAAACCCTGCGTGGTTGGTCTTTGCTAATCATTGTTATTACTTCTTCTGACACGGAAGGAGACATACTGATTAAATTACCTGGTACAAATCTAGGTACTGAAGATGTTACTTCTTCTGATAAAGGTATTGGTCCACTAGCGTCAGGCAAAAAGTATTCTCTCAAGCCACTAAAATCTCCTTTCGGTATGCCAAAGTAAACAGTTCGACCAACACCTATAGGGTCAATAGCATCGACAATATCAAATGTAGTTATTGCAGTAATGGTTGCTGTCTTTGGCGTAAGTGCTGTGCCTACAGATGTTGAGCCAGTATCTAATCTAAACTGTCCATGCAAACTAAACAGTAATAATGTATTTGCAAAAGCCAAGCTGCTATTTAAAAAGTTAACTGATGTACCGCCAGAGCTAATATCTATAGGGTCAGAATCTAATAAGGTTTGTACTGTTTCTGGGAAAAATCTTTCAAACGAATCAGCAGCAGATAAGATAACATTTTCATCTGCTAGAAATACAAGTCTGTTTCTAAACAAGTTAATGTTTTTTATTTTACTGCCTACAAAAGTAGGGTTAGGTGCAGTTGTAGTGTCTCCAGCTACACGGCCTGTGTAATTGAACTGCGCAAAAGTAAAAGTACCATTAGCGTTTCTTACTAAGGTATGTGGCATTGTTGACTTGTCTAACAAGTGGTCAATGTTTGGCGCAACAGTTTCTCTCCATACTCCTGGACCAAAACCACTACCAGCTGTAGCTTCAAACTTAACAAAGTAATCATCGAAAGCAGTAGTGGCAGAACCTTGTATCCTTACTGTAAAGTTATGCTCTGCAATAGTAGGCAGATCAGTAATGCTATCTACTGTTCCTTTTATCGCTGACGTTGCATCTGCTGTTTTTGTGTCGCTACTTTCTAATGTGTAATCGCCACCATCATCTTTAGTAATCCTAATTATGTAGTCGGTACTGGTTACAGTAAAACCAGATATAGTATTTAGTTGTGTAGCCAAGTCACTAGCAATCGTTACAGTATCAGGAGCAGAGCCAGAAGAGTTGCCAGTGGTCACGCTCTTTTCTGTGCCATTTAATTTAACTCTGTATGTAGTAGAAAAGTCAGCAGATTTTATAAATACCATTGACTTCGTACCCCAGTTATATGACTTGTTTGTAGTGTCCATAGCAACTGTCTTTTCTCTATTAACTATGAATGTAAAGTCAGCAATAGAAGCAACCCTAAATGTAGAGCTAGGTTCTCCTGTGATATTTAGATAGCTAGTGCCGTTAGGTGTAGATACTGTCTGGGCATTGCCATCTAAATCAAATACTTTTATAGCGTTATCTTGTATAAAAATTAAATATCTAATAACACCATCTCTATCAACAATGTGTGTAAATGGCCTACCAGTTCCAGCTGATCCTGCAAACAATTTCTTTATGTGTTGCATAGGTGGCCTTTTCTTTAAGCCTTCAACAGGGCTAGGCATACAGTTAATTACTTCTTCTGCCTGTGATGCCAGGCGTAACGCTGCTGGTTGCTGACTTACTCCGTTAATGAGATTAGGAATAGAGCTACTAATTAGTGGCATAGTTAACGCTCAAGTGTGCGAGAAGGTATGTAAGTATTGACAGGGCTAGTTCTATTAAGATGTCCACGCAGCATACTGTGTTCTGACTTAGTTGTTTCTTCTTCTAAGAAAGCACTACGAGCCTCTACTTCCTGTGTCAGGTTCAACTTAGTTAGTTCGGCAGAACCAATAATCGCTTCCTGTAATTGCCTTCCTGCTTTAATAGTTATATATTGCCTTGCGTGTTCGGGGAGTAAATCCCACTCAAGAATGGTTGTCATATCAACTATTAAATCTTCGTCAAATGTATATCTATTATTTTTTCTGTCGTATAACTTGTCTCCTCGTTGCACTACATCTATGTCTGGGTATTCCAAATTATCAACTACAACTCGACTTACATTACTCGATAACTCTATCTCGTTAGACGAGTTCCGTTCCAATTTTTTCTCCAGGTCTGTATTGAACGACCAACCTTCTGTCTGTATTGTTCTGCTTACATCATTCAATGCAACCTCTGCTTGCTTTGCTAGACCAAACTGACCTTGCAAACTATTAACAGGTGCTTCTCCAAGCATTTGCAGAACTCTGTTTACTGCATCAAGAAAGCTAGTTCGTGCTGCCATTACTTCTTCTTCCTTTTCTTAGCGGTCTTTGCTGCACGCTTAAAGTTAGCAGCAGTTGGTGCGCCTTTAGCTCCAGGCTTACGCATTTTCTCTCCACTACCAGCTTTTATTCTCTTACGCTTTGCGTGGATGTTTGCGTAGAGTCCTTTCTTTTTTGCCATAGTTAACACTTCCATTTGCGAAGGGCTTTGTTGATCCTACTGTTAGGATCTCTAGCTGTTTTGCTAGATGTTCTTTTCTTTTTCATACCTTTCATCCTGGCGCAAAAAGATTTTTTCCTTTTGCCTCCTCCAGGTTGCGGTGCTTTTAGATTAGAACCTGTTTCTCTGTTGTACTTTTTTCTACCAGCAGCTGTCAAGCCACCTGATCTGCTCTTATGTTTGCCCATTTTTAGGCGTACATTTTTTTTGCGAGCCATTTACTTTTTCTTTTTCTTTTTCTTTTTAGGTGGTCTACCTACCTTAGAACCATAAGTGCCTTTGCCATAAGGAGCCATAAAAATAAAGGGGGTTGTGTTACCCCCTTATATTAACGGCTTATGAGTTAGCTGCATAGAGTTCGATTGCGCAGTCTGGGCGTAAGACTCCGCTTCCGTGCATCATGCTACCAACCATAAATGTACCTTGATAGAGAGCGTGGATGTCTGCTCCTGTCTGCTCCATCTTAAGATCCATTAGCTTGACTGTTCCAACGGCTTGCTTGTTAAATACAAGACCAATATTGTCGGTGTAGTTAGCGTGGTATGTATTGTTTTCTCCAGTTGCAGCTGACCTATTTGTCTTAGGTAAGTGATTAGATTTAACAATGTGGATACCAGCTACCTTAAGGACTTCTCCTTCTGCGTATGCACCACGACCACCAAAGTCTCTGTTAATAACAGTTGTATTCTGTACTAACTTGTAGTAGTTAGTTGGGTCGATAGCGCAGTAACGATCCTCTTCTGGAAGGTTATTAATATCCATCTGTTCAGCAGCCGAGAATAAAGCAGTTGCTAAGTCTGTACCTGTAACAGCAGCAACCGCAGCAGCTGTGTTAGCTGTACCTGACTTAAGAATCTTTATTCTTGTACCACCTGGAAGATCAGTATTAGGGTTAGTCGATGTTCTTGCAGCCTGTGCAATCATAGCTGCTACGTTCTGATCGAAGGTATATGCTAAAGCATTTCCCATCTGAACAGAATACTGCGACCTAACATCATAGTGGTTCATAGCTTCATCGACGTCTGCTATAAAAACGTTGGAAACTAATTTGTCATCGATATTTATGACGGCCTCTGCGTGCTTGATAGCATTACCTGTTAGCTGTGTGCCAGGGCTATGATAGCTGGTGCTAGAGAGTCCGACTATTGGGAACTGTGCTGATTTACCAGAGCTAATAGTTCTGACTGTATGCAAGTCCTCAAAGATAGTTGCTTTACGGAAGGCTGAAAGTACCTCTCCAGCAAAGGTTTTAAGAAATAAATCTTTTACACCTGTTCCTGTATTGTTAACAAGACCCAGGCGTGAAGGCGTGAAATTAGCCATTGGTTAGTTACCTAGAATTAATGATTATCCAGACCATTACTTCTGCACAAGGTATCCTTCGCAAAGGGCTTCGCTTCTGTTAGAAGGTCTAGGTTGATTTAACTATAACGTGTTAAGACATAAAAAAACACCTGCAAGCTACCCTTTGCAAGTGTTTTAAATAGATGCTCTCTCGTTCTTGATAGCACTTACGCATAAACCTGAGAGCTATAGGCTTAAAGAAGTGTCCAAAATCTTGAACTTGGTGTAGCAACTGACGCTCCAACAGAGCAGTGACCGATTTAACGATTTGATAATGGGTCTGGTTGCTTACAAACAATATAGCACGGAATCTACAGAATGTTAGATCGACCCAATTTATCTGCAACTTTCTTTCTATATGCTGAATCTCTTGAGTAACGAGGGTCATTCATAGCTTCTACCAGCTGCGCATTTGATTCAAAGACATCATTGCTTGATCCTCTCGATGACCTACCACCTATCAGTCTTGGCTCTTGATCTGTTGCTGCCATGTAACGTGCCTGGAGTCCATCTACTGCAAGTCTTACAAAACTTATATCAGGAGATTTTACTGCCTTGTCAAATGCAGCAGCCTCTTCTTTGGTCATATTCTCAGCAGCCCAATACACCATCTTCTCATAGTTTTCCTTACCACCATACTCATTCATAAGATCGTTAGCTTGCTGTACTGATAGCTGGTTATCACTTGTCTGTCTGTACTGCACGCCATCAAGATAGGACTCGACCATCTCTCTGTTAAATCCTGCTTTGTTGAGAGCATCGTAGTCAGCATCCTCAAGCTTGCCAGTTTTCTGCCAGCGTTCATTCATACTGTTGTAGTCAATGTTTGATTCTTCAAACTTACTACCTATGTAGTCGCCATATATTTCCCTGGCTGACTGTGGCTCAGACTCTACAACCTCTTCCTGTCTTTGTTCTGGAGGTTGGCTTTGCTTTCTCTGTAGTTCCAGGTACGCTTTCTCTAGCTCTTCCTGACTTTTGTATTTACCAGCAAGTAGTTTCTCCTCCCCTTGGATCTCAACATTATCCTCTTGGGTAATCTGTTGTTCCTCCGTGGCGTTAGGATCTACAGCTGTGGTAGGTTCTTCTCTAATAGTTACTGGTTCTGGCATAATTAACCGATAATAATTTCGTTAGTTTTTGGATCACGTTTTGCAGCTGTGAAAGAGGCTGTGGGTTCTGTGTTATCTTCCCCCTGTATGATTATCTCTTTAACTCCTGTAACTACAGGTGCATCAGAGACAGGTTTTTTAGCTGGTTTTTTAGACAGCTTCTGTGAGTTGGTCGGCATCAATACCTCCTGTTTCGCTAGTGATTGCTGATAGTGCCTGTGCAGCCCTCTCAGGATCTGCACCCTGGAAGTTCTTAACGGCTTGCGCCATTGCAGGGGATTTAATTCCTGTCTCCAGTAGTTGCTGTTGCTGCGCTTGTTGCTCGGCTTCAGCCTGGGCTGCTGCTTCCTGTTGCAACTGTGCCTTAGTCTTAACTAAGTTAGTTGTATCAATAGAACCACTAGCTGCAAGTCTGCGTAGTGCTTCCTCAACATTTAAAAACTGAGTCATAGCTTGTGGACCAAGTGCCTGGTTAGCAGTTGTTATAAAGTCTATAAGTTTATTGCGATCATCGCCACGACCAATGGCCTCTATACCAGTAACCGCCTTCTCTTTTATTAATGGTTCTCCTGTTACTTCGCTTCTTGGGAAGTCAGGTAACTTACGCTTTCTGCGTAGTATATGTATTAGTCGTCTTACAAGTGGTAGCTGTAGTTCTCGGCTAAGTATGGAATACAAACCAGAGATACCAGCATCTAGTTCCTGTGCCATATATCTAATCTCTTCTGCCGTTACTCTTTCTCCTGGTCTTTGTATCGCTGTGTTAAGCATGAACGCAAAAGCTAACCTTTGTTCTATGCGTTCTATTGTTTGATTAGCTATCTGTAGATCTTGTGATTTACCAGCAGCCTGTAAGACTGTGACATCGGCAGCGTTGCCTTGTACGATGCTTCCATTCGATGCCTGGCTAAGTGTGCGTGGCCTTGTTGTACCATTTGGATTACATAAAAATAAAACTTTACTTAGGCTTGCGCTTGCTTCAAGTATAGCTTTGTATAAATTTTCTAATGCAAGTAAGTCACCATAGTACTGCTCAACGTATGACCTTCCGTACATTTCTGAGTCTACTCTATCTTGGCGCAATGCGATCCAGGGAGCTACATCTGCTGCGCATTTACCATGTGTACCTGGCACTTCCTTACCTTTTATCTCTTGAAACCAATGACATTCCTCATCCATAAATTTAATACAGGTATATATCTTGACCATTCTTTTTTCCATGTCATCGTCATCTTCTTCATCTTCCTCCAAATATTCTTCTGGTAAAGCATCTTTAAATATTTCTTCCTCTACAACTATTTCTGTCACGTTGCCCATAGGGTCACGACATAATACGTAAGAATCTAAATGTATAACTTTTATTCCTTCGTCACTTATATACAGCAATACGTTACCACCTACAATCAAATGCTTTAACGCTTCGTGCATTGCAGCACGCCCACCTAAAGTTTCAAACTGCCTCATTACTGCTTGCTCTACTTTAACTAAAGCAGAATCAAACTCAGTTATCATTTGTGGATCTTGGTTGCTTGCAAGTATTGCAAGGCTATCTATCTCTAATTTAAAAAAGTTTTCGTTTGTAGGGAAAAGAGTTACGGCCAGCTTCGATGTCATGTGGCCTACACCCCTTGCACCTAGTGATTGGTATGGAGTAGGCAACCTACCAGCATCTCCATAGTTTTCATCTTCTATTAATCCAGGAATAGTGACCTTACTACAATCTCTGGCACGCATGAGTGGAGAGTTTCTATCTACACGCAACTGCTCGTAACGCTGCGCAGCCGTGCCACCTGATGTGCCATACAACGCAGACTGCGTATCGACATTGTTAGTAAGTCTTATTTTCATTTATGTGTTAGGTATTGAAAGGCTACCTGATCCACCAGCACCAGGAACTAAATCAGTTCTATATCTTCTTCTGTTACTACCTCTCTTGTTAAGTGGTGTACCACCCATGACTTGACCTACAGATAATAATGCAGCGTTAGCACCTGTTGCAGCGTTAGCACCTTGCGCAGAAGGGTCAGCCAAAGGAGCAGGAGCTACCTCTGTTGCACTAGCAGCGACTTCAGCTATAGGCTCTGGTGCTACAGGAGCTTGTGCTTGAGCAGCTGCTTGCTGTGCCTCAAACCTTTCTCTTTGTTCCTGCAAGTTTTTTTCAAACTGCTCTTGCTGTATGCGCATCTGTTCTCTTTGCAGTTCCATCTGCTCACGATGTCGCCTCTCGGCTTCTGCATTATTGTTACCTCTTCTTCTGCACATAGCTTTAATCTTGTAGGTTGTTTTGTTCAATATAAACCGATTCAAGAATATTTACCAGCTTTACTATGCCAGAATATACCCAAATCTCACGATCAGTCATATCAATACTTGGGCATCGCTCTGGAAACTTCTCTTTTAATTTTATAATAAGTGCTTCGTCAATAGCTGGATAGCCTTCGTCTATTGTAGGGTCAATGGCTGCCATAGTTGTACCTCTCCTGTAGTGTAATTGTACTCTCCATCTCGTAAGATGCGTGTTAGCTGTGCCGTCATAACAGCATCAGCGTATGTTTTGTTTTTCTTTTCGTAGTGTTTAACTACCTTATCCCACATCTCTTCTACTGTAGTTGCATCTTCTAACATTTTCTCTGCTGTCTTTGGTCCAACTCCTACAAGTCCTTCAATGTTATCTGTATGATCTCCTGACAATATCTGTTGCATCCAAAATCTATCTGCTTTCTTTCTTGTAATTAACTCCAGGTCATCCTTTGCTAGTAGTGTGCAAGGTACACCTCTCATATCTTTGTCAGGAGAAACAATAACAGGGTTCTCATGTTGACCATTAGTAGCCAGCAATGCCATTACGTCATCTCCTTCTAATCCTTCAAATGCAACAGAACGATATGTCTCTTTTGTTATCTGCCTTACATCCTTCAATGCAAGTGGATGCCGTTGACCTATGCGGTTAGCTTTATAGTCCTGGTATATTCCATGTCGAAACGTAGGGTACTGAGTAAAACACATGATAACTCCACTATCATCGTCAGCTAATTTCTTATATCCTTCTACTCTTATATCAACAAGATCCATAACATCTTTCTCTGTGCTGTGCAGCAAGTGTGTGCCATCGTCAGCACGGAAATCTACTTCGCAAGCGCAGCAGGAAGAATAGATTAGCCAATCAGCATCTATCAATAGTGTCATAATTTTTCCCCGAAAAAATTTGATGCAGCCACCATCAGGCGACCTGTTGTTTCTGTATATGTAAGTTTATCTGCCATACCAAGGCAACCTGTGTGTCTATTCTTTAACACTTTTAGTTGTAGCTCGTTGTTCTTTTCTTCGTCAGTCTGTGATCTAATACCGCATACAACTAAGTCACTTAACTGAGCTATGCTTTGGCTTCCTCTCAAGCTGGCTAAGTTTATATCTCCTCCATCTTCAGCTGGTTTACCATCAGTCCTACGCAAGTGACTGACCATAACTAAACCTACGCCTGTCTTTTCTACCACCTGTCTTAGCTTAGTTACGCATACATCTATTTGTTTTCTTTCATCTCCTACTGTCAGTCCTGATACAACAATACTTATGTGATCTAAAAAGATAACGTCACAGTTCTCTCCTGTAGCCATGTACGTTATCTGTTCTAGTAATCTGTCTGGATCTAATGAACCAAAGTGTTCCAAGAGTAAGAACCTATTACCAGCAAATATATAATCAAATGCCTGGCGTAATTCTTTTTCGTCTACGTTGTCCTGCTCTAAATGTAGTGGTTTATTTAGTGCAATAGATAATATGCCTTGCATACTTCTTTTACTGCTCTCTTCAAGACCAATCCAACCTACCTTTAATCCATTGTTTAAAAAGTGATATGCCATCTCTCGACACAGTAGGCTTTTACCTGATCCTGTTCCTGCGCAAATAGTTACAAGTGCTTGCTTACGAAACCCCTGGCACATCTTGTTAAGCATAGGGAATGGATAACTACATACACCTGTCTCGTCTTTCTTTATCAGCTGTTCCCATAAATCATAGGCGTTATGTATTCCATCTGGTCTAGCAGGGATTGCCTTGAATAATAGATCCTTAAGTTCTTCCCCCTCTCCTGCGAGGAGCATTTCGTTAGCGTCTTTTCTTGGCAGTCTACATATTGCTGCTTTGCCAGGAGGTAGGATTTCAACTGCTTTTTCGGCAGCATCCATGCCAGGCTTGTCTGAGTCAAAACAAATTACAATACGATTGAATTGAGATAACCATTCTAGATTTGCAGCTATGTACTTGTTAGCTGATTGACAGCCGTTAGGCAAACTAACTACAGGAAAACGATTACCTTGTATCTGACTTATTGTAAGGCAATCAACTTCGCCCTCTGTAATTACAGCAAAGACTTTGGTTTCTGTTCCGTGGTTTTGTCTCCAAATTTTTTGACCCCAAAGTTGCATATTGCTAGTGTCTCCGACCCATCCAAATCTCTTGTCTTTGTATCGAAGATGCTGTGCAACTGGCTTGCCTATCTTGTCGTGGTATGTAGCCACCTGGACTACCTGGTTGTTATATTCTGCATACCCATAGTCATATAGTTCGCAAGTCTCTTTAGTGATTCCACGTTTAGGTAAAGCCTTTGGTGTAACGAATGGTAGTAGCGGTGTAACCTTCATCTTAAATGGTTTCTCAAACTTAATAGGTTTATCTTTAGGTGGTTGGTACTGCCAACCGCAGCCAAAACAATACTTATGTCCATCGTCATAGACAGCTACATTATCTTTCGACTGACACTCAGGACACGGCTCTTTGCTTATGTACTTGCTTTTGTTCATACCAATGTGGTGGGATAATCTTGTCAGCGTAGAGGAAGCCATGCCTCTCGCACCATTTAGCGTAGGTTAGGCTTCCTTTAGCTTTGCTAAGTTTCGTCTTGCTGTTTTGAAAAACAAAACGAATGTCTAATGTGGGATGTTGCGCCTTGATCGCAAGATGTTTTCGCCTTTCTTCCTTGCGGAATAAGCCTTTGATTTCGCAAATAATTCCATTATCAAAGATGATGTCAGGGCAGTAACTGCTAGTGATGATGTAATCAATGTTGATGGTTTCATAAGAAAATTTAATCTTGTTGTCGACCAGGTTCTTTGCAACCGATGCTTCAAACTTGCTTCGATAGTTAGAACTCCTCTTCGTTGTCGAAGCTGCTCGTTGTTGACGTTTGCGCTGTGTCATCAAAACCATAATCCTGTGCAGATTTTACATACTCAACGTGCTTGTGTATCTTGACTGCTTGTGGCTGGATCTTAACACCTACCCCAAAGTTGCCGTCATAACCCATGACACGCAAGTTAACTTGACCAAGAGTACCAATACCGCACTTGTTTACCTTCTGCTTTTCTTCTTCTGTCATAATTTTATTTTCAGAATTAAAAAGTACAGGTGGTGTCATATGCCATTGCTCTCCTGTAATTCTATTGATACCACCAGTAGGCATCTTAGTTTTTACTACAAAATAATTTTTACTACCATCTCCATCGTCTACAGTCTGGTAGCTCCAGGGTTTGTTTGCTAACTTGTATTTCTTGTCAGGATTAGCTGTCTTTAGCTGCTTCTTCCAGTTTTCAAGGTAGCCATCTAGTTCTTTCTCTAACTCAAGTGCATCGTTAGGATCTATAAGGCAAGTAACTTTCCATAATGGATCGTACTTGGTATCTGGTTCTACTAACCAGGTGTATTGAAACCTACATACAGGTGTCTTTGTGATAAGCGTTTCGGATTTCATGTGATGAAATAATTTGAGTAACGTGTGATGTTAGGGTCTAAAGTTCCGTGCTGTGGCTCACTAGGCATACCCTTCGTGCCTGGTATTTGTGATGTTAGCTTTACCTTTATATCTGTTAACCAATCATGTGCATACATATCTGCAAAAGTTATTCGTACTGAGTCTCTTAACTTTGACATCTCTGCTGGAGTGGTGGTAAAGCAGTCGTGTATGCCTCCTATATTTTGTATGTATTTCATTGCATCCACAGTTGTAGCTGCCATGTGGCTGCTATCGAAGCTATGCAATACGTTTGCAGATAAAGCATAGCTCATTCTCTTGGTATCTAAACCAGGTTTATCTACTTGTGTTCGTATATCTAAATAAATATCAGATAAATATTTCATTCTTATCCTGGATAATCTTGTATCGCTGTACTCCTGGTGTACTGGTAAGCCAGAAGGCGTAACCCATTCAAGTGCCACGTTATTTTTACCAGCAATACGGCCAACAAACTTAAACCACTTCATTGCTTCGACAGCTGGCTCGATAAGTGACGTTGCCTCCTTGTGTAATAACCGTGCCATGTAGTGCATCGTTGACATTGATCCTTTTTTTGTAGTCCAACTACCATGACCAAACAAATTCTTAGCTCTTTTTGTAGCCCAATCGTATGCAAAGTAATAAAAGGCTGTGTTTGTAGCTGAGTATGGCGTAGTCATCACGCAAGGTTTAGCTAGTGACCTATCAGGTTGCAGCATTAACCATTTTTTAGCCCTATGATCCTCTGTTGCACGCAGTTTTTGGTTAACTTTAGTGATAACTTCGGTATATATATCCCTTGGTGTCTCATCATTCTCAAGATTAACCAGTATTCCCATCTCTTTTGACCGCAAAAGTGACGCATAATGCTGTATTCCAGAGCAAGTGCAGTCCAACATCACAGGTAAATTGCATTTGTAATCTGGTTCTGTCCTGTATAGATAGAAGGAGCGACAAAATGCTAAGAATGACCAGGGTTTATCTGCTCGCATCCAAAATTCTGCATTAGTCCAAGGGTCGCTGCCACTATCTAAGATTAGTCTTAGCTTTTCTTCTGTCCAATCTATCCTGGTCTGCCAATCAGACTTACCTAGGCCATATAAGTTAGCACCATGTATGCGTAACCAATTTTCTGCTTCTTTACTATCTATCTTTGTACCATTAGCAAATAGTAGTAGCGACCTAGCTACATCGTTACCTTGTGGGTTTAGATAAGGTGGTCGATAGTAGTATCTGCCTCTAAAATCCAGGCTCATAGGAAAATATATCTCTTGTTCCTCTATAAATCTGCGTGCTACCCATAATGTTTTAGCCTGGGCTATCCTTGCACCTCTAGTCTTGTCGTTCTTCTCATGTATTGCCCTGGTTCTATACCTCCATCTCTGTATTCCTAGATCATTCTCCTCTAAATGTTTTGGGTATGGGTCGATAGGCCAGCCATCTCTAGGTAGTAAGCAACCCACCTCCATGTTTCTATCGTATGCGTACTCTATTTGCTCATACATCCAGGCATTTACCTTCCAAGGTACAGACTGATGTATGTTTGCAGCTTGGATAAACTGCTCTTTACCTGTTGTTTTCTCTGCGACTAGCTCAGAGTTACTCTTCATAAGAGTTAACGGCAAGTCTTTATTTCTATAGCCACCATCGAGCGTGCTAGTCCAGGGTCGAGGCGGTATGTACATAGGTAGATAGTTAGGAGTCATCAATTCTTGCTGCTCTTTTACATTGCTTACCCATGCCAGGCACTGTTCAGTAGGCAGGACTATTCTTCTTGCTGGCTTAACTGTATTGTCTAGCTTTATCTCTATCAATCCAGTATATTTTTCTATCAGTTCTATGAGCAGGACTCCTGATGCCATGCGCTCCTTCGGTTGCCAGTTATCAGTCGCCTCCATCCTCCTGATGTAAGCCATCTTGTGCGCCTTTCTACTCCTGCCACGCCTAAAGTTCTTTAATTCTAGAAGGCTTGCCCTGTCAAGCATTGTCTCTATCCATAATTTATCTGCAATATCAGTAGCAACAGAGTGCAGCGTAGGGTTAGCACTAAGACTATCTATCACAGTTCTTACACCGCACGCAGCTACTTGTTGCGCTGGTAGATATGTAAGTGGCGTAAGACTAGCAAAGTTTTTACCAGCTGCTCCCTTCTCTATCTTCTTACGGATAGCTCGCAAGTGCAGGACTATTTCATTACATCCATGCGCAGAGAGAGCCTCCCCCCATTTAGAGAGAGACTCCATCTTGTTTTTCTTTTGTCGGTTGCCCAGGACTCTAACCCTATCGCAGCCTAGGGTTAGCATTTCTCTTTCAAGATTGTCCTGGTCTACTTCTGTTCGGGTATTTTCGCTGCCCAAAAGTCATACTCCTTATCAAAGTTATCGACCATCCAGGACTGCGTAATATAGTTAACAACTTCGCTGTCTGACTTGCCTGTTACCTTGGCTAGTGCTTTGACTCTGCGGTGCGCCTCTACGTTGAGAGTTGTTTGTATCTTTGTACTCTCAGGCTTAGTTACTTCCATGCTTTACCCCTAATAAAAAGATTTCTTTTAACGTAGGATACATTGCAGTTCTAATAACTACATCCTCATACTTTTCTTTTAACCAGGCGTGGAAGGCTTCGTCTTGCACTTCTTCTGGCGTTTTTACTGGCGCAGGACTGTCAGGTAACATCATCCAGTGTGTTGCGCCTGATGGTATGAAGGAATAAGTCGAACTTATCCAAGATCCTGAGTCAGAATAAAAATAAAGCACGTTGCCCTGGTTGTTGGCGTGTGCCTTGTTCGGTTTCTTTTTAACTAATAAATAAATTTGTTGATCTGCGCTTACCATTTTAATCTTGCTCCTGACTTCTTGTTGTTAAACTCTTCGACTTTTTTAATGTCTACGTTTAATGTTTCATTGTGAAATTTGACCAGCGCAGCGGTAAGATTACCGCCGTATATAATTTTGCTAGTCATTACAGGACTGTTAGGGTTCTCAGGGTCTACCTGGTTGAAGATAACCTCGTAAGGCTTTAGCTTTTCTTTGCTCATTGATTTTGTTCCTTAATTAATTGTTGATAAAGTTTAAATAATCTCATAGCTAACAGCTTTACATCTTCTGCGCAAAGCTGCTCAGCCATGAGCAGGACTGCCAGCTGGATTCTGTACTCCCTGGGCATATCCTCGGCAAGGGCAAGAGCAGTATGGAACTGCTCCGCCTCGGTGTTTAGATACTTCACTCTTCCTCCTCCTCATTTAAGAAGAAGGTATATGTTCCCCGATCTTTTGTTACCTGGTTCATTTGCCAGGTATATTCCTTCGGGCAGGACTTCAACCAATCTCTAAATGATTTGTTCATAATGTGGCCGTTGTAGTATGTGTTACTGGTTAACGTGTGCATTATGCTTCCTCCTTTTGCTCTGTCCATGTCTTGAAGTATCCTATTGTTCTCCCTCCGTTTAAGTCTCGAAGGGGTCGGCAGGACTCGGATAATTTAGACTCTTTTTCTATTTGATCGGCTACCTTGCGCAGGATTCGGGCAGCTTCTGCGCCCTCGTTACCATCTGCGAAAGCTGCGTCGATAGTTTCCATTTTTACTTGTAACATTACTTTTCCTCCTGGTCTTTTTTGTTTGCTTCCTGCTTTGCTTCAAACTGTTTGAAAGCCTGGTCAATTAATGCAGGATCGTTAGATAAAAGATCGACTTCGTGCGTAGTGCCGTTGCCGTCTGTAATTGTGAAATAAGCCACGGATAAAACTCCTTTTTGTAGTGGGTTAGTGGTAGAAAATCTACCAGGGAGGCGACCAAATGCGGAGGCCTCCAAGTTAGATTTAGTTTTCGTTGAGATCGGGCGCAAGTATCCCGAACTCTCCCCAATCTTTATGAATAGTCCAGGCATTTTCCTTTACTATTTCATCTGGGATTTTAAGAGCGTAGCCTCTAGGATCAGTATTAAGAAAGATGCCAAATTTTAAAAAGTCCTCAACTGTTCCCTTCGGCATTAATAAAGTTTTTAATTTAATCATTAGTTGCGCCTCTTTATTGGCTGCAACTTCATAGAATCCGTTGCCGTGCGTTATTTGGATTGTTTGCGCTTCGGTTTCTAATCTTCTTAAACTCTTGCAAAGTTTTATAGGATCAGTTGAGGCAGGAAGAGAGAATATTTTTTTAATATCCTCCCCATGCTTTTTAATCCTGGCATACATTTCAATTTTCTTTTGTGCTGTGGTGGTCATGTCAATAATTTAGAATGGTTTACTTTTCTTGTTGGTTCTGTTCCTGGTGGATAATCTCCCCAAGTTCCCAAAACCATACAAAGAAGGATTAATAATAAATTAAATTTCATTTAGTAACCCATGAACACGGCATAAGAATTTAATTCTTTATTGGTCATAGGTTCTAAACCTCGAGAGCCTGGGATAAGGTAGCAACCGTTAGAGTCTTTTCTAAGTGTTCCTAGTCTTGGCTTCCAATACTCTTCTAAACATCTAAGTGCGCCAGCTGTTAAAGCTTCCATAATTTCTCCTGGTGGATTGAATAAGATTCTTTGCAGAATCCTATTAGAGTCTAGTCCATTGTTTGACTTATTGCAACTAATGGGCGGCTAGACTTACAAAAGTTATTAAATCAAAATACAAAATAATCCAGGATACCAGGCAAAAATACAAAATAATCGTGTAGTACTGTCAATAAGACAGCACAGCAGGGACTAAAAACTAAGTTATAGCAAGGACTGTACATAGTTCTGGACTGTTTTTGGACAGAATCTGGACACCCCTAGGGGGGTGAAGAGGCAACGACCTATATACGTTAACCCCTCAGATTTTTCTAACTAAAATCTAAGATATATCTAAGATATACTCTACCTGACTAATTACTATCTCTTCTTCTATAGTGGACAGTCAGTAATTGCAGTAGTTTTTATAATCGTTTATATTGTGTTTGTGTTATCTATGCGAACACTCTTAGGGATCTTTCCGTGGTGGGTTGAGTTCCCTACAGAACTAGGAGAAATTATGAAACCAAAAGACATTACAGAACAGCTAAGTAATCTACACGCAAATCTTGCTGGTCATCTTGCTACTTTGTTAGAGAGTGGAGAGGCGACAGTCGCTGATCTTAATGTTATTAGACAGTTTCTTAAAGACAATCAGATAACTGCACAGCCAGCAGAAGGTAGTGCTATTAGTGATCTAGCAAAAGCATTGCCTGATATAGATAAGGTCGTAGCATTTAAGCGTAAATCTGCATGAAGTGGGAAGGTTTACCAGAGCCGTTTGATAAAGATTTTAGATATTTTTTAGTTGTCGTATGGAAGCATTTACAACTGCCTAATCCAACGCCAATACAGCTAGATATTGCAGAGTATATGCAGAATGGACAGAAGCGTAGGATTATCGAGGCGTTTCGTGGTGTAGGTAAGTCCTGGATGGCAGCAGCTTATACGTTATGGCTGCTAAGAAACGACCCACAAAAGAAGATTATGGTGGTGTCGGCCAGTAAAACCAGGGCAGATGACTTTGCGCAGTTTTGTTTACGGCTTATACGAGAGATGCCTATATTGCAATGCTTAGAACCTGATAGAGAAGAACAACGATCTGCAAGTAACAGGTTTGATGTAAGACCAGCTATACCAGATCAGTCGGCATCTGTAAAAAGTGTGGGTGTTTTTGGGCAGTTAACAGGTAGTCGTGCTGATTTAATCCTGGCAGATGACTGCGAAGTACCTAATACAGCTTGGACAGTAGGCATGAGAGAAAAACTTATGGCGTGTGTCGGAGAGTTTAACGCTATTCTTAAACCTGGTGGAGATATTTTGTTCTTAGGTACACCGCAGACAGAAGAAAGTATCTATAACAAGCTAAGACTTAGAGGGTACGATTGCAGGATATGGACAAGTCGTTACCCTAAAAAACCAGAAAAGTATGGAGATGCTCTGGCAGATGTAATTTTAGAGGGATGCAAAGAAAAACAAGGTATGCCTACAGACCCTGATAGATTTTCTGAGATGGATTTATTGGAAAGAGAAGCTAGTTATGGTCGATCACAGTTTGTTTTGCAGTTTCAGTTAGACACTAGCCTGTCAGATTTACAGAGATTTCCGTTACGTTTATCAGATTTAGTCGTTATGGAAGTTGATGACCATGCACCAGAAAAAATTGTATGGTCGCAAGGTGCAGAATATAGGATAGGAGATTTGCCAGCTGTAGGATTTAGTGGAGATTACTACCACAGGCCAGCTTTTATACACGGAGAATGGCTTGAGTTTGATGGATGCGTGATGTTTGTTGACCCTTCTGGTAAAGGTATGGATGAAACTGCATACGCTATAGTCGCTCAACTAAACGGAAACTTGTTTGTCCTGGAGGTAGGATCATTTAGAGAAGGATATACAGAGCCTGTACTAGAAGGGCTTGCACAGGCAGCTAAAAGACAAGAGGTAAACTTAATCATCTTGGAGGATCAGTTTGGTCAGGGGATGCTACAGAGCCTTCTACAGCCATATCTACGCAGAATATACCCATGTACTGTAGAACCAGCTAGAAGTAATGTACAAAAAGAGCGAAGAATTATAAATGCACTAGAACCTGTGATGAATCAACACCGATTAATAGTTAATAGGTCGGTTATCGAGGACGATAGTAAGGCAAAAGATGAAGATAGTGTAGAAACACACCTGGCATATCAGTTGTTTCATCAACTAACACACTTAACTGTTGATCGTAACTCTTTACAACATGACGATAGACTCGATGCTTTAGCTGGTGCAGTCGAGTATTGGAACGATTCTTTAGCTATTGACGAAGAGATAGCCATGCGTGAACGAGACATGGAGTTGTTAGATCTTGAAATTGCTGCTTACAATGGAGAAATAGTAGGAGCTTTAGATGCAACAATTCTGGGAATCCCATTGGATGAGCTTTCGCAATCGGAAACAGAAGAAGGATGGATCGAATTACAAGGATTTGAGAATCAGAGCCTGGGTAATTAGAATACCTGGAGCGTATATAGGTTTAGACGAAGTACAAGACATAGGATTTCAAACAGTTATCCAGGCATACGATGAAGAAGAAGCAGTAAAATTGGCATCACACAATAGACAATGGGAAGAACTTAGCTTCCCTGTTACTTGTTTCCAGGTTTTTCCTAAAAATCCAACAATAACTAAGACTTAGGAAACAACTGTTGTTCTAAAATATCTACAGCTTTGTCGTCTAATTTATTCGTAGTCTGCTTGCAGATTGCACGAAGCAAATCTACCACCAGGCGTTTCACAGCAGTTGTAGAAAAGAACTGCAAAAGCAAAGGTTTTAGAATTTTTAACATACCTTAAAGTACTAATACTTTACAACATACCAATATTTGCTAAGTTTGGCACATAGCTGCCTAAATAAGCAGTGGTCAA